TTTGTCAGCTTTGTTTTCCAGCCGGTCAAAAATCTTACCCAGCATTTCCTTGACCTCGCGCATATCGTCTTTGTAGTCCACGCGGGTGACGTACGTCAACGGCAATTTGCCCAATTCGTTTTTTAACTCCTGCACGGCTGTCCACAGCTCGCGGGCAAACCACCCGGCCACGGTCAAGCACGCGCCGATGATGATGTTGATAGTTTGCTGATCCATTATTGGTTACTCAATGCGTTTTGGTTTTCGGGGGACAGTGCGTTGACAATACTGGCTCCGCTCCATTTAGATGGATCGGAAAGCAACTGCAATACTTTGCTGCGCTCAGCGGCGGGGAGTGTGTTAAGCAAATCTGCGGTGCCTTGCGGCGTCTTAAATGCTTCGGTCAAAGTCCGCATAGTTTTGGTGCCAATCTTGTTTTCTAAGATACCAAGCGCTTTGTTACCGCTTGCGGCCCAAACGTTGATGTACGACGGCAAGCGCAGCTTAGAAATATGCTGGGTCAGCAATTCTTTAAGCGCGTCTTGGCCTTCGGCCACTTGAGTCTTGATGTTGGCATCCCGAACAACTTTGGTAGCTTGATCGCGCAAAGTGTTAAGCGTGGTTTCGCTCACGTCCTTGGCGATGTTGTAGCTGTTAGGGCCAAGAATCTTCTCGACTTCTTGCGGGGAATTGCCTTCGACCAATTTTACAAACGCATCTTTGTTGGTCTGGAACAATTCCAAGGCTTTGCCTGCCAGCTTTTGTTCGGCGATCTTCTGCGCGCCTTTGGCGTAGGTGGCCAAGTATTCTTTGTACCCAGCGCCGCCAGCGTTGGCAATCGCATCGTCAATTACCGGCTTGAGTTTGGTCATGACCGACGCGGCCAAATTGCGTTGCGTGGTTGCATCAGCGCCAGGATTCAGTTGCCGAATGGCCGCGTTGACAGAGTTCTTGCGGATGGCGTCTAAAGCCACCGCGTCTATTAAGCCGCCGCTGGTTGTCCACTTGTTGATGTCATTGGCAACATTTTTCACCGCCGTTGACATAACGTCGTTAGCTGCGTACTCAGGCGCGGCAGCCATGCCTTCTATTTTGCTGACTAGCGCAGGCGCATTCAAAGGCTTGATGCCTACAGACCGTAGGCTGTCGGCGGCGCCTTGGGCAAACCGAGCGCCTTGGCCCAAGTCCAAAGATGCGTTGGCGGCTTGTGAGGCCCACTCGTCGGACATTTTTCCTAGTTGGCCCTTGTATGTGTATTGGGTAAAGCCAACAGGCAAATTCTTTTTAATTAATTCCAAGCGCGCCGCAGCTTCAGCAACTTTACCGGCGTTAACCAACTCGCGCACTTTTTGAACTTCAGCAGCCGCTTGGTCGCTCATGCTGCCCGCCCGCGATTCCAATTCAGCCACGTTTTGGCCCAAGTTGGCACGGGCAAGCGCCGTATCACGCATCGGCGTAGTAATGGCGCTCAGCCTATCTTTAGCCCCCGCTGTGGACACCCGCACATCGGTCGCGGTCATGCCGCCAGCCAGCTTGGACAACTCGTTCACGGCTTCTTGCTCGTTCATGTTTTTGAGCGTTAACGTAAACTTGGGATCGGCGGCCAGACGGCGTTCGATCAGCGCTTGCCATGTTGGGTTGGTGATTCCAGCCGTGACCTGCGCAGCAGTGGTGCCCGCAGGGGCTTTGCGCAGCGCGTTAAGCACGTCCGGCAAATCAGTTGTAAGCGCGTTGCGGGCAATTTCAGCCGCTTTTTGTTTGGGTATTTGACCTACATCCATGACGGCGCCCACGGCTTTTCCAAGCAGCGGCGCAACCACACGCCCGCCCGCCTCGTATGTGGCGCCTTCCAGCACGTTTTTAAACGGCTGTGTAACGATGTCAGACCCTTGGGCGGGGGCTTGCATACCCATGCCCACATCGGCGGCTGTTATGGCTTGTTTGGCGATGCCGTAACCCAAGCCTGCGCCACCCACGGCGCCCAACGGCCCCATCGGCGTACCTAGTAAACCACCGCCCACTGCGCCCAGCGCGGTCGCGGTTGGCTCTACATAGGGCCGCACCGCTTGGTATATTTTTTGGCCAGTCGTCAATTCTTGGCGCGGGGCCGTGGGCATTCCTTCAACACTAAGCGCTGCCGCAGGTGCGGTTTGCATTTGACGAATAGCGTCGGCTAACGCTTTAGCGTCTTCGGCGTTACCCGCAGCGTCTGCCTTGACCAACGCCGCGCTAAGTTGTTCAAGTGTGGCCATGATTATTTGTACTTGTTAAGAAGGGCGTCAATGTTAGGTGCAACAGGCGCGGGGTTGGGCGCAGCAGCGGTTGGGGCGTTAGCCCTATAGGCATAAGTATCTTCAAACGATTGATTGACCGCGTTTTTTGTAGATGTTGATTGCGATTTCAACCGCTTTAACGAAGCTATTAAATCATCTTTGGATTGCGTTTGTTCAAGAGACGCTTTTAAGTTTTCAAACCTATCACCTTCTTTGTTACTTACGTTGCCTACGCCAGCGCCGGTAGAAGATGCGTTACGCAGTTCAGTTAAGCCTTGGACAAAAGCCAAATTCTTTAACTGCTTTAAATCGGCTTCAGCTTTACGCGCTTCATTTGTCACTGCAAATGTTCTGCCGCCAACAAAACCAGTTATGCCGTTTAAACCTTTTTCGTTGGCTAACAATCGGTCAATCGTAGATTCAATTTCAGTCATTGTTGAAGCAACCGTAGTAGCTGCGCGTCTGGCTACTGGGTACTTAGCTTCACGGTTTTGAATTTCCTTGGGCGCCAATCCTTCCATTGCCGATGCAGGCGTCATGCCTTTGCCAATAGCTTCCTCGCGGCTAACGTATTTAACTTTTCCGTCCTCACCGACAACCGCAACTGGCGCGGCAGGCGTAGCAGGCGAAGCAGGTGCGCGGCTTGCTTCTTTAATTTTTTTCTCGTAATCAAATATTGACCCAACAAACCCTTGTTCTTTGGCAGCGTCGTAATTTAATTGAAGATCAGTTTTTCTAAATTCTTTAGGTGCAGCAGGCGCTTGTTTAAACGTGCCTGTAGTTGGGTCGTATGCGCTTGCGCTTGCACCCACAATCAAAGGCTTCATGCCCTCAAGAATTTGATTTACGCTTTGCATTGACGCCATGCGCAGTTTGCCAAATTCGCCTTTAGAAACGGCGTCGTTAAGTTTAGCAAGCCCTTGTTCTTTGGTTGCGCCCACGCTGTTTAGCCAAGGCCCAAGCACTGGATCGTTATGAACTGATTCGTGAAGTTTATAGTATGCTTCTGGCGTATCTGCCATGCGGTAGGCTTCAGGAAGAAGCGCCAACTTATCCGCAATTAATTTTGTCTCAGCGCTTGACGCGGCGTTTCGTTCTTTACGATACGCGATACCAAGCGACGGGTTTAATTTAGATAGTTGCGCCTCATAGCCAGGGTCGCTGGGGTTAAGTTGACGCAGCGCGTTGCGCTCTACAGCAGCCGCACGCGCTTCATCCATCTTCATCTGGTTCATCTGATTTGCTTGTTCACCCTGCTGCAACTGCTGCATCTGGGCGTACTGAGCAAACGGATTGGGCGGTGCTTGGAATTGCACGCCTTGCGCGATAAGTGCGTTTAGATCGGCCATGATTTATCCTTATACAGGGCGCATAGCAGAAATAGGTGGGCCTACTTCATTTGGGTCAGGGTACATATAGCTATACCCTGCCTGCGGCTGCCTAGCTAACCAGTTACTAAAATTATTTTGGTTTTGATACGACGATACGCCAGTGTTAAGAGCGTTGGCAAACGTGTTGGCCGCGCCTAATTGACCCGCCGCACCTGCTTGGCCCGCACCCATGATGCCACCGGCCATAGCGTTGCCTTGGCCGGTAATCAAGTTACCTGCGCTAGCCCCATAGTTGCCAGCAGCCGCGCCTTGATTAGATGCCGCAGATTGACCAGACGCCATCAAGTTGCCCAAAGGCTGCAACTGGTTAGCGCGGTTTTGTTGATAGCGATTGAAGGCGCTTTGGTACTCTTGCGATCCCATGTCTTGGCCATACCGAGTGGCGGCTTTAAGCGCGCCGCCAGAGATAAGCCCGCCACGCGCAGCAGCCTGCCGGTCAAGCGCTTTCTGTCCTTCGGACAATCGGAATGCGTACCCAGGGTCAGCTTGGAAATCAGCAGCACCAAAGTCTCGCGCATATTGGCCATACCCAGCAGCGCCTGTGTTGCCGCCCAAGCCCAGCAGTTCCATCAGCCGGTTCTGGCCAGTCAGGCCAGCTTGGCGGTACGGTTCTTGAAGGCCAATCTGTTGGTTGTACAGCTTTTCCTGTAGCGCAAGCGCTCTATCCGCAGATTGCGATTGAACATCTGCGGCTTTTGTTGAAGCCTCTGCTTGCGTTGCCGCCGCAGATCGGGCGCCAGACCCCGCTATAGCGCCGCCAAGAAGTGCGCCGCCTGCGCCTATTAGTGCTGCTGTAATAAAGCTCATAGTGATACCCCAATAGATTGGTCTTTAACTTTGTTGCCGACCGCGAACATGGAGTGCGGGTCGTCCTCGACTAACTCAGCCTCGGCGTCTTCCACATTATCGGATTCTACTCGGTGGAAAGTCATGCACAAGGCGTCTGTTTCAGCGTAAACCGCCCGTTTTGTGCCAGGTTTGCAGCACAACAAATGGGGGCCGGTCACAAACTGGACGCCTTCGTCGGTCGTAATGGCCACAGTGCCGCCCGCCACAAAATAGAAATGCTCTTTTTTGTGAACTTTGCCGACTATCAGTGCGCCAGCTTCCCGAAACACCTCACGGCAATACATCCCGCCGTGGAACGTGTGCTTGGTGATGGGCTCGTATTGCGGCATTTGAGAAATAGCAGCTTGGAGCGCCTCCACTTTCTGGCGCATCTGATCGGGCAGGGCAAGCGTTTCGGTCATAGTGCAGCAATCACAAAAGCCAGAAGTTCCTCGTAGCGCACACCGTAGATTTCGGTGCCTTCCAACTCATCGTAGCAGAACATCCCGTAGTGGGTGGCGTCTAGCCCCTCGGCAGCAAAGGCGTCCGACAGTTCTTGCGCGTACACACCAATGTGGATGCGGGCGCCGTCGCCTTTAGCGGTGACCGCCTCGTTAAACTTGAAGGTCTTAATCAAACCCTTAACGCGGACAGCCACGGCGCGCTCGGCTTCAGACAGCGGGCGATCCTGCTGCTTCTGGCGGGCGTCGGACGTGTTGATCGTGCCGGTGGTGGCGTAGACCGTTGTCCAGCGGTTGCTTGGGCCACCCAAGACGTAGCTGTTGTCCACCGACGGGGCCAGCCCAGTGCTAGGCGCCACAAACACCGTGTTGTTGCCCAAGGTCGTATTGCTGCCGCTGGAGCCAACTGCCGTAGTGGCCGAGCCCACGGTGACGCTGCTGACTGTAATGCTGGGTGAGCCACTCAGGCCCGCAGCGTTGCCGCTGACGCTGATGCCCCAAGTGCCAGTGGCGCCTGTGCCGCCCGTGCTAGGAGCGCCGACGGTGTTGTAGGAGACGGTCAGCGCAGCCGCGCCGTTGAACGTGCTGCCCGAGCCGCCGCCAGAACCGCCGCTATTGAACGTGACTGAGTTGGTTGTCGCGCCCACGCTTGGGGCAGCCCAAGTGCCGTCGTTGCGCAAGAACGTGCTGGTGCTGCCCGCAGGCGCAGAGATGGCGTAGCTGTTCCAGTTGAACGCCCCAGTACCTAAGTACAAAGATGTCCAACGCAAAGCCGAGCCACCCAAGAAAAGTGTGTTGTCAGCCGTGGGGGCAAAGCCTGTCGAAGCGACCGCGCTGGCCACGCCGTTAAGCACCAGGTTGCTGCCCGAAGCAGTCAATGTAGCCGAACCGGCGCCCACGTTGTAGGTGGTGGCGTAGACGTTGGCCCAGTTCGTTCCCGACGCGCCCAAGTTGTTGGTATTGTTGCCAGAGCCCAGCCACGCGCTGCCGGTAAGGCCCACGGCGTAGCTGCCGTTGGCCACGCCAATCGTAGCGCCAGAAGTCGTGATTGATGGGATTGTGGAGTAGGTTCCGATATTGACGCCGTTAAACGTCGAGTTGACAGTGGTCGTTGCGCCAATGGTCGTAACGCTTAACAGGTCTTGAGACCCACCGCCACCGCCCGCTGGAACAGCCCAAGTGCCGTCATTACGCAGGAAGGTTGTTGCGCCTCCAGTGGGGGCCGCGATAGCGTAAGAATTCCAAGTAAACACGCCCGTTGCGTTTAATGCGGTTGTGTACACGCCCGCCCAACGCAGGGCGCTGCCGCCGCAGTAGTACAGATTGTTGGTTACAGGAGAAAAACCAACGCCGCTGACCGTACCTACGGTGTTGGTCGCAAACTCACCGTTGAAAGTCTGTTTGCCAGTCCAAGTGTTGACGCTGGCCAAGTTCAGCGAGATGGTGCCCGTGCTTGTGATAGGCCCGCCGGTCAGGCCGGTGCCTGTGGCCACATTGGTCACGGTGCCGATGCCCGAGCCGCCTGGGGTTGCCCAAGTGCCGTCGTTGCGCAGGAAAGTGACCGTTGATCCGCCGGGCGGCGCGATGGCGTAGCCGTTCCAATCAAAGTTGCCCGTGCCAACGTACAGCCCTTTCCATTTTAAGGTCGAGCCGCCAAGGTAGTACAGGTCTGTGGTGACGGGCGCAAACCCAGTCGCCGCAACCGCGCTGGCCACGCCATTAAGATTAATGTTGTTGCCGGACGAAGAAATGAACGCCGTGCCAGAGCCGATGTTGTAGGTAGTGGCGTAGACGTTGTTCCAATTGACGCCTGATGCGCCAAGATCGTTGGTGTTGTTGCCTGCCCCCCTCCAAGCAGCCGTGACGAGCGCGACCGCGTTGGTAGAGTTGCCCAGCCCGATAGTAGAGCCGGTCGTAGTAATTGACGGCGTGCCAGTGTACGTCCCGATGTTCACGCCGTTAAACGTGGAGTTGACCGTAGTGGTTGCGCCCAAGGTCGTGACGCTTTGCAAGTTCTGCGAACCGCTGCCGCCGCCTACAACGTTGACCACCACAGTGGGGGTCTCGGTGGCGCTGTCGTAAAAGTTGCCCAAGCCGTAGATGGTGATGTTAGATACGCTGGTGCCGCCGCTTGAGATGTACAGCCGTGAAGCGCTGGCCGTGTACGGCGAGTAGCCTTTAAAGCCGTTGCCAATCGTGTTTAGCACCAAAGTGGCCGTAGAACTGTTGTTGTTGACAAAAATGTTGTTGGTCGTGTACAGCGTGGCGCTGTTACGGGCAAACATACAGTTGCTGATGTTGCTGACGGCGCGGGCGGCCATGCCGGTCTGCGCGTCAATGTAAACGTCGGCGGTGCCAATGTTGGACTCAAAATAAACGCTTTCAAGCACCAGTTGAGTGGGCAAGAAATCCGTAGCGCGGTAATAAATACCGCCAGAAATGCCTTGGCTGCTGCCAGTTGTAGTGCCGCAAAGTTCAATGATGCCGCCGTTAAAGACAACTGGGCCACCGCCAATAATCACATAGGCCACAGACTTGACGCCTGCCACCGTGCAGTTGTTGAACTGCGTCATGGTCGGCTCAGAGAACGTGGACTTGGACACCACAAAGCCAAGGTCAGCCAGTTGGACGTTGAAGTTGGACACCGTGACGCCCAAGCAGTCGCTCATTACAACGCCAGTGTTGTAGCCAATGATGCGGATGTCAGTCATCTCGCCCAGCATTGGCACGTTCTTCATGTACAGGCCGGTGCCCACGCCAAGGGTGTAGGAGCCGCTGCTGTAGGTTGTTGCGTTGAACTTCTTGATAATGCTGAACTGGCCAAACAGCATTGTGAAGAACTTGTTGTCGTACCCCGTCGTAAAGTCCATCGTGATGGCGCCGCCCGTGGCCGCCGAGGCGTCCGAGCGGTAGTCATAGATGTAGGATATGTCAGCCCCGTCACCTTGAATCGTGATGCGTCCGGGCGAGTTCTGATCGGTAGAGTTGGGCCAAGTAATGCTCAGATTCTGAGTGATTTTGTACGCGCCAGCAGGCAGCAGCAGCGTGCCGCCAACGCCGGATGCGGACAGCGCGTTGATGGCCGCTTGGATGGCCAACGTGTCGTCGGTCGTGCCGTTGCCGACCGCGCCAAAGTCCTGCACGCTGACAGTCTGGCGCAGCTTGGCCTGTACCGTGGTGGCGACCGCGCCGGTTCCGGCGGGTGTGTAGCTGACGTTGGCAGCACTAAAGGTGCCGTTCACGCCGTCAACCGACCAGATCAGCACGTCAGTGGCCGACCGAAGTGTCAGGGTGTAATTGGCACCGCCAAGCCAGACATTGGCCTCGCCCCGAGAATCAAGAATGATCGGGTTGGTGTTGGCCGTTGTGCCGGTATAGTCGGTGTAAGTTGCCAAGGGGGTGCTGGTTCCGCTGGCGTAGCTGTACAGTTTGCCCCCGACCAATGGGTTGCCATTGGCGTCAAAGAATTGCATCTTGGGGCTGGGGGTCAAATAAGTAGTCATAGTTACCTCGGAATAACAGTCATTGTTGGCAGTGATACATAGGTTGCACGAAGCTGGTCTCCTGGCGATAAGCCAAACATCCCATAATAACTGCCCGTGCTTAAAAATGTAACACCATCGCGGGAAAACTCCAAACTCGACACGCCGCCGCCGCTAATCATCACGTCCACCAGCAAGTCGGAGGTGTTCGTATAGGTAAACGGCGAAGCAGTTATCGTAATGGCCGTAGGCGCAGCGGCGGGCTGCCCCGAGCCGCTAAGCACAAACAAATTAAAGAAAAACCGATACCACGCTCTGGATATAAGGTTAGTTCGCGGGTCAATAAGTTCGACCCGCGAAGAAGGAATATTGGTTACGTTAAGCATTCGTGGGACTCAGGATAAGTTCCGCGCCCATGATTGCTATCTTGATTGGGTCAGTGCCGGACAGTTCGTAAACACGGTCGCGCAGCTTGAGGGTCATGCCCAGCCGACGCCAGAAGATGCGTTTGCCGTACGCGCCAACAGCGCCGCCGCCAGCCCAGTGTTCGTTTGACCAAGTGTGGCCACCGTCGTCTGACCAGCGCAGCATAAACTGGGGTTCGGGGTTAATGACCTCGGTAATGGACGCAGCCAAATACTCGCCAGATTCCGTGAGCAGGTTGTCGCCACCTTCGGTAATAATCAAGTCTGAGCCGCCAATGGGCGCCATATAATGGCCAGCTTGGGCGTCCAGTTGCAGGGTGTGGTGGGCCGTGCGCTTGAGGTTGTTCTGGCCGGTGGGCAGCGCCCGCCATGACCGCAACCACTTTTGAATCTGGTCGTAATCGCTGTACAAGTCCAAGTCAAAGGCGTACAGGTTGCCGTTTTGGAAGTCGCCCACCACGATCTCGTTGTTGAACGACACTTGGCAGTTGGAGCGATGGCGGGTGAACAGGCCGTCGTACCAACCAGCGCGTTCGTGCCAGGCTTGGGTAGACACATCGTAGACCCAAGTCGTGTTGGCTGATGGGAAAATCAGGACGTAGAAACTGTGGCCGTCTTGCTGGTATGTGTACGCCAGCGCGTCCGACATATTGGCGTACTGCTGGATTTGCCACTCTACGGCGTGCGTTGAGATGCGTGTGCCGGTGTAGCCGTTGGAACGGTAGACAATACCTTGGCCACGGGCGTCGGCGCCCAGCCAGAACAGGCCGTTGTCCATCTTGGCCACTGAGTACGGCGCAACGCAACCGATCTCATTGAATGCGCCTTGGATGCGCTGAAGCGGAAAGTCTGCGCCTCCGGCGTTGTACCAGACTTCAATCGAACTGGTGCCAAACAACCATGCTTCACGGTGGTCAACTATTAGGGATACCAAACCGTCAGGAGAACCCTCGGCGCTGGCAAAGTCCAACGGGTCAACCGAAGTGCCGTCAAGCAATTGCGTAACCCAAACGCGCTGGCTGTTGGGCTCGTTAAAAACAAAGTACCCGTCAAGGAAACCTACCGTAACTGCGCCGGGGAAATCGGGGTCCGTAATTTGGGCGAACACTTCCGTGGATGCGTTGTAGATGTACCCGTCAGGATTGGTTGCAATGAAAATCTGCGTGCCGTTGTCAGCGATGCTGACTGGGCCGGTGCCCGTTACAGTGCCCAAAGGGGAGGACACCCAGTTGGTGTCAACGCTATAAAAACCGTTGCCGGAGACTACATACGCGATCCCATTCATTTTCCACGCGCCCCGGATGGGGCCGGTGCCAACTGTGCTTAGCTTGCGCAGACCTGGCGCCCGCTGCAAAAACCCCGGCTCTTTGCCACCCTCGGGAATAATCTCGGGAAACAGGTTGACCATCCTGTTGTCCGCAGCATTGACGCTGCGGGCGACGTAGCTGGAACCAAGGATGGGGGTGTGCATTAATAGTTACCGGCGTAGATGTTGAACCGCTGCCGTGTAGCCACAATGGCGTAAGGCATAGACATCACATCGTCGGGGTTGTTGATGCGCTTGAGGTTGCGCTTGCTGGTCATGGCAATGCGCGAGACTTGGGGGCTGGGCTCAACGCCAAACTCAGGCGCAAACTCCATTGCCAAGTTGTAGGTGAACGCCCGCAGGTAGCCCGGCGGGTAGTACATGACGGTGGCCAATTCAGCAGGTCGGTCTAACTCTTGAACGCTGACAAAGTGCCACTCTAACTCGCGGGTGGGTTTGGGATAGACCGTCAGCGTGATGTCAGGAAAGCCCATATTGACCCAGCAGACTTGCGGGTAAGTGGACGTGACCGTCTTGACAGCAATACCGTTGTACTGCTGCTGGTTGATAAATTTAACGCCAAAACTGACGTTGGTGCCTGGGTCGCGGTAGTAGGTGGCGTCGTCTATCAAGATGGGGCGTAGACCTACAAAGTCGCCGGTAGGGCCAAGCGTGCGGCTGATAAAGCCAGCCGGCCACAAAAAGGTTTGGTCTTGGGTAACAAAAGTGGACAAGCGCTCGGTGTTCCACGAGTCGATCATCTGGTTGAGCGCCATGAGCGCGTCTTGCGATACAGATGCGGCAGGGGTTTCGCCCTCGGCTAACACGCCGAGCAACCTTAATGACCGATTAATTTGGTCGCCAGCAGTGTATGTCGCCATGACTAGGCTCCTTCAGGTTCAGTTCTACGACGGCGCTTAACTTCCAATGCGTTGACGGGAGCCGCCTCACTAATTACGGGCGTATCCTGAGTATATCGTGTCCAGCCGTGTTTCTCATCGAACTGGGCTTCAAGTTCCATCGTCGCTACTTTGCGACCGTGGACAGGGTGGGAGAGATAGATTTCCATAGGGAAAGGGGGCTTTTGGCCCCCCTCCTTTTAGCTTGCGCCGTGGATGACGGCAAAATTAATGACAACAGCTTCGGCCAAAGCGCCGCCAGTGCTGTTCCACAAACCAATTACCGCAGAGCCAGCAGCCAAACTGGACACATACGGCCAGTAAGCGCCCGCCGTACCGCCGCCAGACACGGTGACAATGACGACATCGTTAGCGCTAATAAAGTTGTTAGTTAGGGTAAACGTAACCGATGCGCCAGCGCCTAAAGACGCTGCGTTCATAGTAATGCGGCCCATGCTTTTGTTCAAAGTTACACCAGTTGATTTGCTGGTGGCCTGAGTAACAGTACCTTGCGCTGCTGCTGCGTACCCAATTTCCTCGGTAGCGTAGCAGGTAGAAAACTCGGGGTCGAGATACGCGACGCCAGTTGCTTTGGTATTTGACATGATTGTTCCTTTAAAAATGGGGGCCGAAGCCCCCACTTAGGTTTAGGCCATGCGGTACAAAGTCCAGGTGCCGTCACCTGTCTTGCGAGCGCGCCATGCGGCTGAAGTCACAGTTGCAGAAGTAACTGTACCAACCAAAGTCCAGCCAGT